ATTATCAGCCGGGGGCGGGGTCTGACCTGCGGGAGTGCCGGGGGCCTCTGCTTCGCCATAACGCTTCTCGATCTCCTCATAGAAAGCGCGCTCGGCAGGGGTCATCTTGGACTTGTCGATTTTCATATCGTCTTCTCCTTTCGACTTATCGTCGTCTTTCTTGGTTGCGGTGTCCTTGGTTACGTCATCGTTCTCACAGTGACCATGCTTCTCGATCTGCTCGTTCAGGGCATCAACTGCCGCTTTAGCGAGAGCGCGGGTAGCATCATCCATGGGAACATTCTTCAACACGACGTTGGCGGTATTGCCAGCGGACCACTGTTCGATGGAGTCCTTCGCAACCGAATCGAACTCCTCAAGGCTCTCCAACATCGCGGTTCGGGCGGCTGCCCCATCCAGTGCCCCATCACCAAGGATGGAGCAGAGGGACTGGTTCAGCGCGAGGCAGACATCCCAGACCTCATCGCAGACCCGACGTTCCTTGGCTTCGCCATAGGCTTCATCGAAACTGGCCGAGTTTTTCTGGACTTCCGCTTCCGCGCTCTCCGGCTCCTGCGCCAGACCAAACATTTTTGCCAAGCTGGAGGAAAGCCGCTTGAAGAATCCAGCACCGTCGGAGTTGGGGTCCTCAGTGCCGGGTTCGGCAGCGGCTTCGTCTCTGCGCTTGTACAGCCTGATATGGGCATCGGGATTCGCGCCCTCATCTACAAAGTCAACGGATGTGACCTTGAGATGTTTTAACTTTGTTGCCACGTTCTTCCTCCTTTCTTCGGGGTTGATATAATTACAGCCGGGTGCGGATACACTCGGCTGAATTACCGTGATTAGATTTCGACGCGCTCAGCCTCTCCACCAATGGAGAACATACTGTACTCGCCGTTCTTGACCTTCTCCCAGACCTCCGGGTCGGTGACATGGAATCCAATCCACCAGCCGACAGGGAGCGTTCCGGGAGGGATGCCAATGGCTTCCTGCTTCTCCTCGGTGAAGACCACGCTTTCGATGAGGACGGCGACATCGCCTTTTTCGTGCATCTCTCCGCCTTCGCGGTACAGCTCCACAAAATTGTAGGCAGCAGACTCAAGGTCTTCAGGGTCGATCATGTCGTTCTGCCAGTCCTCAATCTGCTCGCCGTCAACGCGGATGGCAACGCTGGCCCAACCAAAGGCGAGTCTGCGCTCGTCATCCATTTTTGCAATGGTGAGCTTCCGCTTCTCTACGCCAGCAGAGGGCGTGGGAGGCGGAGATGCGGGGGTAATCATATCTTTGAACGAGATCATCTGGTTCCTTTCTGCCGACTGTCAGGCGTACCTGAAGACCGGCGATTCGATGTATTCCACGGCGCAGGCGCAGCGCGGGTGTGCCGGCGGGAGCAGCCTTTGTTCTGGGAACAGGAGCTTTCCGGCATAAGCGAACGAGTCGTCCATGCCGATTTCCGTTCCATCGAGAGCAGCGCACATATCGCAGACAGCATCATCGCCAGATGTACGCCAGACCTTGAGCATGGGGCCGAGCAGCCCTTCAGCCTGTGCCTGACGGATGCCTTCATCGGCTCCTTGGTTATAGGCGGTGGCAAGCTCGGTCTGCGCAATGGTCATGGCCCGGTATCGGTGCGCTTTCTCAGCATAGCGAGAAGCCGCAGTCAACGCCTTCTTTCGGACGGTATCGGCCTTCATGCGGGGGTGTTCCGATTTGAGGGCA